GGCCAAACACAACTTGGTCAACTTAGGTGCAAAACCTACAGGAAGAATTAAGATGTTTGTGAAAATGGAGTGTAAGAAGTATGATCCCAACAAACCAAATCCAGCGGCGCGGGCCATTCAATTCGCTGACTACGAGTACCAATTAGAGTTAGCTAGATACATTAAGCCGTTTGAGACAAGGTTTTATAAGTTCAGGTTAGAAGGTAAAGTTGGTAGAACAGCTGCGAAAGGTTTGAACAATGTGCAAAGAGCCAAGGCGCTCAAAGCTAAGTTTGAAAGCATTCCTGGTTGTTATGCCTACGGGTTTGACGCCAGTCGCTTTGACGCGCACGTTTCGCCTGAGGTCCTTCAACTCGAGCACAACACCTACAACACATGTTTTAAGGATTCACTGTTAAGATCGTTATTAATTAAACAGATGGTGAAGAAGTGTCACTATAAGAGTGACACTGGGTTCATTAAATACCGGGTAACTGGTGGGCGTATGTCAGGACATATGAACACTGGGTGCGGCAACACTCTCATAATGACAGCAATGTTAGAGGGGTTGGGTCGCTTATTGCCACCTGGTTCCCGCTTTGACTTCCTTTGTGACGGCGATGATTCGGTGTTTTTCAGCGATCAAGACTTTGAATTGGCTGATGTCTCTGATTGGTTTTTACAATGTGGGTTTGTTATGAAGATGGAAGTCAAAACTAGGGTTTTCGAGGAGATCGAGTTTTGCCAGGGACACCCAGTTGAGGTGTCAACAGGTAACTATACCATGGTTAGAGATCCTTTAAAAGTCATGGATAAGACTCTCGTGAACCCCAAGTACAGGGACACCAAATTCACACCGCGACTTTTGAAAACCATAGCACAAGCCGAGTTGTGCATTAATTCCGGCATTCCGGTGCTACAGGAATACTGCATGGCTTTAATACGGGCAGCTGACAACGCCATGTCACGTCGGGGAAAAATAGACGGCGGTCTATCACTATCATATATAGAAAACAACTATTACTATAAACACTTGCTGCCCAATGACTGGATGCTAGCTACGGCGTCCACTGTGCAGGTCACTGCAAGGTTAAGTTTTAGTAAAGCCTTCCCATCTTGGTCGGTGGGGAGCCAGCAGGAGATGGAATCCCTGCTGTGCAAGAAGCAGTATGAGGTACCGGGATGCCGATACCCGGCCGATGGGTTGATTGTTGGGAAGTGGCGACTTCCTGACTTTTTCCCAGAGGCCAGCTGTTAACCAATTGGGTCTAGTAGTTAGAGGACCAAAACGGTGGCGACAGCCTTAATACTTCCGTGCTAAACAAAATGCCGAGAGACTGCACGGCTCCAGCTGGACACAACAGCACTACTAGATGTACAGTCCTGTTGGCATGCAGGATCCAATACTATGCCAAAGAAATCAAACAAAACCCAGGCTATCAAAGCTAAGCAAAGCAAGAACAATGGAACCAAGACAAGCACAGCACCTGCGTCCGTTGGATCACAGATCACCCGCCCCCAACCCAAGATGGAGGTTGTTCGTGGTTCTGATCTGCGTATCTCTCACATGGAG